TCTCGTCCGGGATAACGGCGTTGAGGCCCCGCGCGTCAGCAAGAGCGGCAAGATCGTCTCCATGGGTAACGGGAACGAAGCGATGTGGCGGACCATGCATCGCATGTTCGAGCGCACGCCGTTCAGCTTCAAGGAGCTGGTCGCGTTCGCCAGCACCAAGACGCACCCGATCAAGGTGGAAACGGCGAAGTCCTACATCGCCGCGCTGCATCGCGCGGGCTACCTGCGGCAGGTCGAGAAGGAGAAGCGCGGCAAGCAGCCCTCCGGGGCCAAGTACGTGTTGATCGCTGCCCGCTACACCGGCCCCCGCGCGCCCATGGTCCAGCGGACCCGTACGGTCTACGACCCGAACGAGAACCGGGTGGTGCATGTCGACGTGGAGGCCATTACCAATGCGCTCTAACACGCCGGCATACATGCTGACCGACTGGTTCCGTGGGCTCACCCGCGAGGTTGAGGCGTCGAGCCAAACGGCCGTGGCGAAGAAGATGGGCATCCCTCGCGTGTCGCTGACCATCCTGCTGCGCGGCCTGGGTGCCTACGGCACCGGGCGCTGCTCGACGGCCCGCTACGAGCGGCTTTACCGCCAGACGTTCGAGGCGATCACGTGCCCGTTTAACGGCAGGCCCGTCGACATCGAGTACTGCCGGGAAAAGGCCCTGCAGGCGGCGCCCACGCACAACCCCCAGAAGCTGAACCACTGGAAGGCGTGCCAGGAGTGCCAGTTCAAGCCTGCTGCGCCCAAGGAGCCCAACAAACGGCGCGGCCGCGTGGAGATCCCGATCACCGCGCTCGACACCAAAACCCTGCCGCTGCCGGTCGTGGGCGGCCCTCAAATCGACTTAACCATCAAGGAGCGTTCGGAATGAAGCGCACTCGTCAAGACGTTCGACCGGTGGCGATGCTGCACGGCAGCCTGGTCGCAAACAAAGGCCCGCAATTCGAGAACCTGGTGACCGCCGAGCTGCGCACCGGCCTGGTCCGCATCCGCGCTGAACTGGCTGCTGCCGTGAAGCGCCTCGGCGCCGAGTGGGCGCTGATGCGCGAGCGCATGGCAATCCAGCGCAAGCTGCGCCGCCAGGCGAAAGAGCTGGAGCGCGGCAGCCGCGATGTCGACTGGCTGCGCGAAGAGCTGATGAAGGCGGAACGCAACCAGTCTGCTCTGGAACTCCTCTACCGGGACAACGAAGAGAAGCTGCTCGCACGCCTGGCACAGCTGGAGGGGGGGCTGTGATGCGCAAGCGCATGACCATCCGCCAGTTTCTGCACACCCGCCTCGGCTTCGCCGTCTGGACGCTCGTGGTGGCTCTGCTGGCCTTCGGTGCTGGCCAGTCTTCCAACCCGGCGCCGGGCCAAGCCGAGAGCCGCCCGCGCCTTACCATCTGAAAGGACGCAACGCTATGAGCGAGATCAAGAGCAACCGCGTGCAGATCATCGAGTTGATCAAGGCCCGCCCGGGCATCCGTACGCCCGAAATCGCGGACGAGTTGGGCATCGGCAATCCCCAGGCATACATCACGGGGGAAGTGGACCGTGAAGAGATCCTGGTGCAGAAGGTGCAGCCCGAACACGGCGGCAACGCCGTCAACACGTATCGCATCAATCCCGAGAACCCGCCGGACCTGACGCTTAACCCGCGCCAGCGCATTGTTAAAGCGGCGGGCAAGCGCCTGCCGGCGGCGGCGACCGAATGCAGCTTCGCCCTGTCGTCGCGCGGTGACTTGACGATCAGCGATGGCCGCAAAGCCATTCAGCTGTCGGCCGACGGCACTTCGCAGCTGATCGCCTACCTGGACCGCATCAACGTCGACCAGGTCATGAAAGCGGCGGGAGTGGCCTGATGCCGTTGCCGTCATTCACCTGCCCAGTCTGCAGGAACCCGCTGACCGTCGACGTCGTGTTCGCGCACGAGGGCGTGCGAGACGCGATCCTCCAGCTGGTCAATGCGCATGCCGACGGCGCCAAGCTGCTGCGACCGCTCCTTGCCTACGTCGGCATGTTCGCGCCAGTCAAGACAGAAATGCGGTACGAGCGCGTCGCTGCGGTGCTGGCTGAGGTGGTCGCGTCAATCAAGGCAGGCTCCGTGCGTGACACGCACGGTGTCACGCACGCGGCACCGCTGGACTACTGGCGCCAAGCGTTCGAGGAGATGGCCGCCCGCCGCGACGCAGGCTCGCTGAAGCTGCCGCTCAAGTCCCACGGCTACCTGCACACGGTCGTCGTCGGTCTGGCCGGCAAGGCCGCCGCGACAGCGGAGCGCAAGACGGAGGCCCAACGCGCTGGCCATGCCGGCATGGGGACGCAGGCTGAGCGTAAGCAGGCCCTCACCATCGAAGCACCACAGCGCTCGGTCATGCCGGCGAGCGTGCGTCAGAACATTCTCAGCGCGGTGGGGAGCCGCCGCGCAGACAACCACGAGGTAACCAAATGAAGACCACCCCTGCGAGCGAAGCGCGCATGGCAGAAGTACGCGCCCTCTGTGAAGAGGTTGTGGGCCAACCGATTGCATGGACGCAGGATCTCTCCGTGCTGATGGACTGCGCCTTCTCGCTCATGAACATGCTCGATACCCGGGAGAACCCCATGAACGTTTGCGAAGACTTCGCTGCGATCTCGGCGTTGTTCTCTTACGCCACGGCCGCCGAATGGATCACCGGTCAAGCATGCACGCAGCTTGTCCAGTTCGGCCGATACGTCCGGGACCAGACGCTCGGGAAATGGGCCGGTCAGCAGGTCGTCGTGGTACGCGGCGGCGGCATGCCGGACCGTGCAACCCAGCACTAATTGATTGACTCAGGAGCACCAAATGTCCACCCCGAACACCCCGGCACAAGGCGCATTCATGATCAACGCGCAGGGCCACCTCGTGCCCATGGAGCTGGTTAAGGAGATCGACCTCGCGCGGGACCAGCTCGTCCGCGAGCTGTTCGTCCTGGCCAGGGCGCAGCAGGAAGTCCTGCGCCAGCTCAAGCAGCGCGCCTTCCAGGACATCGAGGCGTTTGTTGCGATGTCGGCCGAGCAGTACAACGTCAAGCTGGGCGGCGTTAAGGGCAACGTCACGTTGCACACCTTCGACGGAAAGCACAAGGTGACCCTGACGCGCGCCGAGAACCTGAAGTTCGACGAGCGCCTGCAGGCAGCCAAGGCCATCATCGACGAGCTGCTGACTGAGTGGGCCGAAGGCTCGCGCCCCGAGATCAAGGCCATCATCCAGCGCGCCTTTGATACCGACAAGGAAGGCAACCTGAACACCGGCCGCGTGCTGTCGCTGCGCAGCCTGGACATCAAAGATGAACGCTGGCAGCAGGCCATGGCCGCCATTGGCGACAGCGTCCAGGTCGTCGGCACGAAGAGCTACGTGCGCTTCTACGAGCGCGTCGAGGGCTCCGATGAGTACGTGGCCGTGCCGCTCGACATCGCCAAGGTGTGAGAGGTGGCCATGCTGGAAGACCCGTTCAAGGGAAAGCGCTACGGCGACATCCAGACCTACACGGTGACAGCAGAAGACCGCATCCGGATGGTTAAGACGTTCGACCGGAAGCAGTGCGAAGCGGCGCTCATCGTGCCGAACCTGCAGAAGACCGTCGAGCGCGCGGTGCGCGCGCGTTTCCGTCAGATCCACCAGGAAGAGAGTCAGGCATGAGCCAACAAAACGTTATCGCGCTGCTTCTCGTTGAGGGCGGCAAGCCAATCGCTGTCCGATGGAAGGAAGGTGTGGGCCAGCTACCGGACGGGGACTACACGCTTGTCGCCATCCCCAAGATGCCAATGCCCGAATGGGAAGGCGCCATCGAGCGAGCGAAGGCGGATGCCCTTTTTGTCTACAAAGACTCGTGCAACCACACGCATGGCGCCATCGAATACATGGCTGCGGTACTGCGTACAACCCGCCCCGGGTCGGTTTAACCCGGGAACCAACCAAAGAGGAAATCGAACCATGAACAAGGCTGAGCTGATCAACCACATCGCAACCGAGACCGGCATGACCAAACAGAGCTGCACCGAGGCTGTCGACGCCGTCCTCAACGGGATCAGAACCGGACTCGCCGAAGACGGGAACGTCACGCTGATCGGCTTCGGAACCTTCAGCGTCGGCGAGCGTGCCGCGCGTATCGGCCGTAACCCGCGCACCGGCGAAGAGGTGGAGGTCGCAGCGGCGCGTGTGCCGAAGTTCAAGGCCGGCAGCGACTTGAAGGCGGCTGTGGCCTGACGATCCGCAAATGCGAAACGCCCGCGTGACGCGGGCGTCTGCCAGGCGCGGCGGCCTGGCACTGATGAGCAGCCAAACCAATCCATTGAACTCCTGGGGGAGTCATGCCGAATGAAGCCTATGTGTTGATCGCAACCATCATCGCGCTCGTCGTGATTGGCATCGCAGCTGCACGCTTTCGCCGGCACGACCACGATCAAGGCGAGCTCGATGACGACAATCCTTGACGTAGCCGCATGGGTGCTTATGGGCACCGGAACAGTAATGAACATCATCGTCGTCGCGATCGCTTTGTGCGAGCGCTGCCGCAGCAAATAACGAGGTTTAACCGTGGCAAAACTGACCCGCGAACAGATCATCGCAATCGAGTATGAGCTTGCAGTGCCGTACGGCATGGCCAAGCTCAGGTGCGATGGCTTTACCGTCGACGTGCGTGCTGCCCTAGTTAAGCCGCTCAAGTACGAGCTGATGGTCTATATCAACGGCGAGTTCAAGGCCGCATGGCTTCTAAACGGTGGCAGCGAAGAAGCCAAGCGGTTCCTTCGTCCGGTGGCGCGCCCGAAGTATCCCGCCAAGTTCCGCGCCGATATGACGAAGATTTGGGGCAAGCGGAAAGTGCTCAAGGAATGGCCCGATCTCAACGACAAAGACACCCGCTTTGCGCCGACCTGGCTGTCTGCAAAGCAGATGCTGCGCCACTTCGCCAACACCTGCACCGACATCGAGCTGGTGTGCACTGGCTACCCCCTGTGCGAAGAAAAGGCGGCGTGACGATGGCCTCCCGCGCAAACCTCGCCAAGATCCACATCGCCCGCAAGCAGCTGGGCATGGACGAGGACACCTACCGCGCCATGCTGCAGTCGGTCGGCGGCGTACAGTCGTCCAAAGACCTGGATGATGCGGGTGCTGTCAAGGTGTTGGCGCATCTGCAGCGCTCAGGCTTCAAGCCCGTAAAGCGAGTTGGCAGTGTTCCCCGCGTGGCCATGTCGAACCAGGCGTTGATGAGCAAGATCGAGGCACTGCTGGCTGACGGCGGCAAGCCCTGGGCCTACGCTCATGCGATGGCCAAACGCATGTTTGGCATCGAGAAGTTGGAGTGGTGTAACCACGACCAGCTCCGACGTATCGTCGCAGCGCTGCAGATCAGCGCTAACCGCAACGGGTAACGCATGCAGCTCGACAGCGTCCTCGGCTTGCTGCCGCGTGTGATCCGCCAGGTGGTCGATGCCATCGGCGCCACGGGCGCGCTGCAGCTGGTCGAAACGTTTGGCGGGTCAACATACCGCGTGCCACTTCGCAAGACGCCTGCGGGGGAGAAACAGTTCCAAATGGTCGCGGACGTGGTGGGCGAAGCTGCAGCGCAGCGGCTCGTGGAGGCCTTTGGTGGACAGGAGCTATACCTTGCCAATTGTGCAGAAGCGCTGCGCGAACTCCGTAACCGCGAGATCCGCGCCGAGTTTGATCGCCTGACGCAGACTGAGC